CCCGCACCTGCCGTCGTCATTTCGCTGTCGATATTACCAACCCAATATTCTGCACCAGCACCACCCGCGCCGCCTGAGCGATTGTGACTTCTATACTCCGAATTTGATGATCCGTTGCCGTTAGAAGCTGTCGATGTTGAACCATCTGTTTGCTTCAAGCCATTTACTGAACTTGTTCCTTCAGCATTCAAGACGCCACCATGAGCATATCCGACTTGGTTGTTGCTAAAGTCATAACGACCAGCGTCGCCCCCGCCCGCGCCACCGCCTCCTGCAAGCCCATTAACGGATGCGCCACCGCCACCGCCCCCAGCTATGTAAGCACCTGATTTATTTGTGATAATTACGCTTGAGACGCTGCTATTAATCTTGATCGCTGGGCCACCGTTTTGCGCTGATACTGCGGGTCCGCTTTGATAATTAACGCTGTGCGGACCTGCACCGTTACCACCTTTACCAATAATCTTACCATTGTTTTCAATCGTACATGGAATATCAACAGTTATTGCTGCCGTGTTAATATTGTCTGACCAAACCCAAAAGTTAGACGGGATAACAATAATGTCACCTTCGCTGATGTAGTCACTGACAGTAATTTCTTGAAGGTTGCTTTGGCCGTTAATTAAGGCTCCAGACGTAAGTGTAACGGTTTGCTGATTTCTTGCCCCATAAAAATCCTTCATGTTTATTTGACCGCTTGTCGGAACGCTGTTGTTCGCGGTCACGTCTGGGACTTCATCACCGCCCCGATAATATTCTTTAACTTCATGTGGCGCTGTTCCACCGAACTCGCCAACAATGTCTGTTTTCATGCTGAGTGAGCCAGAGGACTTAACTGCCATTAGAACGTAACCACCGCTTGAATATCGTCTGCCGCTTGGAATGTGCCTGTGCTTGTCATTTTAAACACAACAGTGCCATTGTACTTAAATTCTAAATTAGTACCGTTGGCATTGATTGCCCAGCCAGAAGTTGCGCCACCGTCTAGCAGATTAATCTCTGTCGCTGTCGCCGTAACACCATCCATGATGTTCAACTCGGCTGTCGTCGCGGTCACACCATCAAGGATGTTCAATTCTGACGCAGTAGCAGTCACCCCATCAAGAATGTTCAGCTCAGCAGCCGTTGCAGTCACACCATCCAAGATATTCAGCTCTGCCGCTGTCGCAGTTACGTCAGTGCCGTTGATCGTCAGTGTGCTAAGGTCAGGCGCGATTGTGCCAGACGTGCCGTTTACGCCGTCAACAATCGTGTCTAGCGCTGTGTTGATCGTCGTACCCCAAGTATCCTCTGAGCCGCCGACTGTAGGTTTTGTTATGCTAATCGCCATATTCTAATCCTCTGTTAAGCGCACAATAACACGCTACGCCGCTTCAGTCCATGTTTCGCTAGACACGCTCTGCTCCGTCCAAGTGTCGCTTGGCTCTGCCTGCTCTGTCCAGATTTCCGCATCAAAGTCTTGTTCTTCCCACAAGAACCGCGCTGGGCCAACTTGCGGTGCGCCAGCGGTAATCTTTGCAAGCGTAATGCTATGCACCTGCGTCATTGTTGGCGCGTCTATAATCGGCGCTGCATTGGTGATTGCCGCGTCAAACTTGTGATCTACTGTAATCGTCGTGCTATCAATCACAGGCGCAGAGCCGTCAATGCTATCCGCTGTCAGCGCAACATTCTCAACCAACGTCGTGCTATCAATCGCTGGCGCTGATCCGTCAATAGCAGATGCCGTAATGTCGTGCGCCTGCGTAATAACTGGCTGGTCTACCTGCGGCGTTGCTGTAATCTCGACAGGCGTGATTGCGTGATCTTGCGTGATGCTGCTTGCATCAATAACAGGCGCAGCGCCATCAATGTCTGTCGATACCAATACATGATTAACAGCAACAGTAGGCGCATCAATGACTGGCGCAGCATTGTCGATTGCAGTCGCAGTAAGAGTGTGTACCTGCGTAATACCTGCATCATCAACACTCGGATCAGCAGCCGTAATCGCAACGCTTGTTAAAGTGTGAACCTGTGTGAAGGCGGCGTCATCGACAACAGGCTGACCAGTCGTAATGTCTGTAGATGTTAAGCCCTGATCGTTGGTAATGTCTGGGCTGTCAATCGTAGGCGCACCAGCCGTAATATCTGCTAGCGTCAGGCTGTGAACCTGTGTAATGCCAGATGCATCAATGCTAGGCGCAGCCGCTGTAATCGCAACAGATGTTAGCGTATGGTTTTGTGTAAGCGTAGAGCCATCAACAACAGGCGCGCCAGTTGTAATGTCTGTGCCAGTAAGCTCATTGCTTTCTGCTACAGTTGGACTGTCAACGACAGGCGCTGCATTTGTGATCTCAGTCGCAGTAAGATCGTGGGCTTGCGTAATGCTTGAGCTATCAACAACAGGCGCAGCGTTGGTAATAGCAACAGCAGTCAGGCTGTGAACCTGACTAATGCTAGAGCTATCTACCGTTGGGCTGCCAGCCGTAATGTCCGTGCTGGTTAAGGCAACATTGACTACCTCAACAACCCCATCATCCGCTAGGGAAGCAGCAGCTAATGGGGAAAAGCCAAGCATCTGTTACTCCTTAAACGGCAGTTGATCCTGACATGTCGTCCTGAGCCATTACCCAAGAGTAACACTTGTCTAAAAATGCGTCACCTGATGCTGCATTGATGTCATCTAGGTTTGCGTTGTAACGCTTGAAGTCTACCTCACGAGTGTCGTCAGTAGGTGTGCTTGTGGCATATGCTGACAAGTCAATCATTACTGAAAACTTAGGGTCAGTGCCACGCTGACGGCTGATAGCCGCTGTGACAATGCGATAGTAAGCGTTGTTGAAGGCGATACCGTATTGGCTATTGCCTACGGCGATGTTGTTCTGAATAGCCATGTCGATCTCCTTTAGGCGTAAGTTACTTCAGATGTTCTAATATTCGCTACCCATCTAATGTTATGAGCAGCTTCACCTGTTACAGTAATAGCAAGAGCATTGTTTGTGTTATCAGCTGAAAGAGCCATACCCCAACTAATTGCATTTTCTATTACTGTTGTAGATGAATTAACAAGAGTTGTTGTCCCACCGTCATTTACCAGTAACCCCTCTATTTTCCATGAGGCGTATGATTGTGCGCCATTTTGCATAGCAGTAATAACGCCATCAAATGTAATACATGTATCAGACGCAGCTATGATTTGGTTTGTTGATCCTGCTGTACTATTGTTTGTAGTAAGTTTAGTTGCGGTTGCATCTGTGGTGTCTGCACGAAGAACAAACATACCGCCTTGAGCATCACCGTCCGCTGCAAAACTGCCACTTGCAAATGTTTTCTTGCCGTATTCACTTGCCTTTGAGTTAAAACCCAAGGCCATGCTATACTTGCCATCTGCATCACTTTGATAACCAATAGATACCGCACCAGTATCAGTCGCATTACCTCCATTACCCAAGGCTAAGGAAAAGGTTCCACTGGCAGTTGCAAACCTACCAAAAGCCATTGCCGCAGTGCTACTTGCGATTGCTTGATAGCCCCCTAAAGCAAAAGACATGCTGCCAGTAGCTTTTGAAAACTGACCAATTGCCACACTATTAGCGCCAGTTGCACCGTAGCTGGACGAGTTGCTTGCGATAGCTGCGGCAAAGCTGTCTGTGCCAGATGCGTAGGAGTTAGTTAAGGCTGTAGCTTGCGCACCACTATTAGCTTTTGAATTATAACCTAAAGCTGTTTGGTTACTAGAATAACCACTAGAGGACGCATTGTATCCAACAACAGTTGCACCTTGATTGTATGTACCTGCTGAAGCCCTTCCTATAATAACATTGTTTGTGCCAGTATTTCCTGCGTTCCAACCGATCCCGACAGAGTAAGTCCCTGCTGTGGCACCATTACCAATGGCAACAGCATTAGTTCCTGACCCATTTGCGCTAGAGCCTATCGCAAGGGACAATGTTCCTGTAGCAGTCGGATCAGTAGACCCTGTTGTTTCCGCAGCATAGAGGTCAGCACCCCCGCCACCGCCAACAGCAGTACCGTCTAACAGTAGGTCAGTGCCATCAGAGCTAAGTGTAATGCCGCTGCCTGAGCCTGTGTGATCTAGTTCAATCTTACCCATTATGTGTGCACTACCTCCGATGTTTGTATGCTGGCAACCCAACGTAAATCTGTAGACGCAATTCCAGTTACTTGCACTTTCAAACCGCCGTTTGTTGTGTCAGCACTTAGTGCAACCTCTGCCGCAGAAATGCCTGACGTAGAATACAGCTTGTTTACAATGCCAACGCCCAATGTTGTATCCGCAGCCGCACCTTGGCGCATGATCACACCCTTAACTTCCCAGCCAGCGTAATCATCACCATCTGTAGCATCTTCACGGCAAACAACAGTGCCTGTAAAAGTAACAACACTTTCGTTTTCAAGAATGATCTGATTATCACTAGAAGCAGTTGACTTTGTTGTTGTCATAGCCTCGGCAGTAGCATCGGTTGTGTCGGAATATAAAGTGTACCAAGCGCCTTGGCTTCCAGCATTACCCATGCCATATCCAGCAAAAGCCATCTTGCCCTTTACCGCACTTCTTGCGCCATCACCTATAGCAATCGAAGATTGAGCAGTTGCCTGCGCATTCCAGACACCACGGCCCCCCAAAGCTATACTACTGTGACCTGATGCCGTTGGGCTAATGCCTATTGATATGCTGCCATAGCCGCTTGCAGTTGAATTAGAACCGCCTGCATAAGAGTATTGACCAGATGCAAGCGCTCGATAACCAATTGCAACACTATTAGAACCAGTTGCACCAAAGCCAGTAGAGCTATTTGCAATACCCGCTGCAAACCCATCTGCACCTGATGCATTAGAACGTCCAAGTGCAACGCTGTAATTTGCAGAACCAGTAGCTTGAAAACCAAAAGCCACTGCGCCTTGCGCGGTACTTTTCGACTGATAACCCATTGCCATGCTGTAAGCGCCAGTGGCACCATAGCTAGATGTGTTGTTATTAATACTTGCTGCAAAGCTATCTTCACCAAAAGCGTAGCTGTTCCCAAGTGAAACTGCCGCCACACCAGCCGATTGTGCCGTCCAACCAATAGCAACCGCTTCGTTAGCTGTTGCATCAGTGTTACCACCGATTGCGGTTGCACCGTAATTAGAAGCAACCGCCAATCGACCCACCGCTGTACCATATTGACCAGCTGTTGTTGCGCCTTGACCTATTGCTATTCCATCAGTGTTTGAGGCATTTGCACTAGAACCAATAGCTAAAGACAATGTGCCTGTAGCAGTCGGGTCAGTAGACCCCGTTGTTTCCGCAGCATAGAGGTCAGCACCCCCACCCCCAGCATCCGCAAAAGTAACAGCCCCAGAACCGTCAGTTGTTAGCACCTGTCCGTTTGTGCCGTCTGAGGTGGGCAGGGTGTAGGCAGAGGATATGCGTACTGTATCGCTGGTGCTGCCAAGCGTGATTTGGTTTATTGCTGATGACGATGCTGTATCGCCAAGGACGATTGCATTTGTATGGGATGCTGTGCTGCTATCCCCAATAACCGCACTATAAGCCCCAGACGCTGTATTGCTAACGCCGCCGATAGATAATGAATAATCACCTGAAGCTACATTTGATCGCCCAATAGCTACTGAACGAAGCCCAGAGGCTTTAGCTGTAGAACCCATGGCAATACTATCGTTTGCTAGAGTGCCATACGTTGAGGTGTTGTTTTCAATAATTGCTGCAAAACTGTCTTGCTGACCAGCCCTTGATTTACCTATTGCAACAGCCCGTGTATCAGCAGCAACCGCTTCACTACCAAAAGCCATAGCACTTGGGCTTGATGCAGTTGCGTTTAAACCAACAGCTATTGAATGGTTTGTGCCAGACGCAGTTGCACCACTACCAATAGCTACTGCATTATCACCAGTTGCAGATGGCGCTGTATAAGAATACGATCCTGTGCGATTTTCTTTAATTAACTGCGCAGGAATATCCTCAGCCGCAGCCGTGATAAACACCACCGCAGAGCCAGTTAAGTTCAGGGCAGCGTCAGAGTTAGAGCTTTCGTCTACCGTGCGTGTAAGGGTTGTCCCAGAGGCTGTGTAAGTGCCTGAGCCAATCTCCCAGTCGTCACCGTCCTCGATGACGTAACGAACCACGTCACCGTCAGCCACTCCCGCATCGGCAAATGATTGATAACCAGTCTCAGCACTGCCAAGCGTGATTGTGCCAGTACCCGTTGTACTGGTGGACATCTTTGCCCGATTTACAAGAGTGACCATCGGCGAACCTCTTAGGCTGGATCAGGAATTTCAATATCTACCGCTGTTAAGCTAAATGTATTGCCTGATGTAACCGCTTGGGATGCTGACAAAGAACCAGTTGCTAACAAGCGAGAATTGGTTGTGTCAGTAATTGCAAAGTGTGTCGCTGTGCCTGTTGCTGTAACAGATGCACCAGAGATTGCACTCAGCGTAACCTTACGACCAGATGTGTCACCGTCAGCAGGCGCTGAGATTGTGATACTTGTCGTATTACCCAGCGTGTTTGTAGATGTTGCCGCTGTGTAGGTTGACGGCTCTGCGCTGCAAATATCAACACGGTTTGCTTCTGTATCAAGAACGGTCAAGCCGTTGTCATATACGCGGTCTGCTAAAGTAGCCATTAGTAACTCCTGATTTTCATGCGGCGTCCAGAACCGCCATATTTTGACTTATCGCTATCAATGTTAATACCATCAATCGCGTTCTGAAACAATCCTGCCCAGACCGCCGCCCTAGCGTCCTCAGCTAAGTACGGCGCAGAATGAACTAACGCACCATAAAGATAGGCGTCAGGATAATACTGCAAAATCCAGTTAGACGTATTGCTGTCACTCAACGGAATGATCTTGCTATAGTAAATCATTTCCATTGTGTATTCACCGTCAGGCACAGGCCATACGTTAATACTACCATCCGTAATCGCGTATAGCTGAGGGCGACCAGATGTGTTCGCAGTGCGCTGCCGTTGATCAGACAAGTTTTGCAAGTTGCTCAACTCAAGCGTATATGTGTCGCCGCTTGTGATTGCCATGCGGATTGGCTCATAAAAATCATCAGGCAACTGCGTGTACTGCGTATCAAGTACAGCCGTGCTGCGCTTTTCCATACGCCAGTGACGCAGCTTGCGTGACATGTCAGCCTCAGCTAACGTAATAAAGTCAGGTATGACAGATGTTAAATCATCGCGGTTCAGAAAATCCGCAATGCTCGATTTAAGTTCTGCAAAGGTTGTAAGTGCCATCTAGCAGTTCCATGCTTTACGCGACCAATAGTTGGCGCTTAGTTTACTTGTTTTGCCTTTAATCCCGCCAGAGCGTGCGCAATAGGATTTCTTGCGCGCAGGATCGTTTTTCTTAATGCTCATTTTAGGATCGCCAAAGTTAATCTTGCGCACCTCATTGCCATCAACCGCTAAGACCTCAAACTTCTTAGGGCCACCGCGACGAGGCTTATTGATCTGCTTAAAGTTATGACGCTTCTTGGCAGCGGCAATTTTTTCTGCGCGTGTCTTTGGCATTAGAAAGCTGGCCCCGTAAATGGCATTGGCCTTGGCGCTTCACGGCGAAGAATATCCGCGCGCTCATTGATAAGGCGCATTTGCTCCTCAACTGGCATCATGTAAAACGTATCATATTGCTCAGAAAGCTGCTGCGTTGCGCGATACTCTGGGGTTGTTTTCTCATAGTCAGTGTAAGGCAAACGACCACCTGCTATAACATAATCAGCATAATCCTGTTTGGTAAGCTCACCTACCCCCTGCGGAACAGTACCCATTAATTTCTGCAACATTACTGCTGCCTCATTAGGCGCTGTCGGGCTGTCCAGCATTGGCGACGCAGATGGGGCAACACCTAAAGGCGATGTGTCCGTAGGCGGCGTGCTTAGCAAGCCCATCGGGTCAGATTTCATAGCTGGAGCTGTATCTGTGCGCAATGTGTCTTTGCCAAATCCCATTGATGGCGCTTCAGCAGAAGATGTTGGCAATGCTGCTTGAGCTGCTGCTTGCTGAGCAAGAATACCTTGCGCACTTAGACTTTGCTCCGGCGTTAGCGTGCTAGGCTCTGTGCCACGCTGGAAATCACGATAGTCAAATGCAGCAGGAGGTATTTTCTGCCCCATTACAATCGCCTCTTTCTGAGCCTCAGTCAACCCAGAAGAAATATCACCGTCCTTACCGTCCAAACGACGGCTGAGCGTGGGAACGGAAGGTAGGCCATCTTTCCCATCAAGCATAGGCGTAAGCTGACCACCCTTAGCCATATCCTCAAGGGTTTTCGTCAAAGCCTTTGTCGCATTCGTATCTTGCGCAATACGCTCAACACGCTCCTGTGCTTCAATAGGCTTAGCAAAAAGGTTGCCTAACATGGACAACAGCCCACCGCCTTCAAACTTATCGCCTGACTGACCAGCGCCACCACCGTCTAACATGTCTAGCAAACCAGTAAAGCGTGGTCCTGTGCCATCACGACCACCGCGCAACGCATTGATCGCGCCAAGTCCTGCAAGTAATCCTAATGCTTGTCCTGCGTTCATTTTTTCTTACCTTTTTTCTTTGCGCTCAACTTTTTCAAGTCTGCGCCAGTAATCTTTTTACGTGGTGGAGCCACTGCGGCTAACTTTTTCTGCTTTGGGCTATACTTAGAATATGGCATCAGGACTGCACCTTCTTTTCCCATTCATAACACTTAACTTGGGTAATTGTATACGTTGGATATTTAACCTGCAAAGAGGGAACCCCATTTTGCATAAAATCCGCTATGCACTCGTTCTCGCTCGTATACGCAGGCCCACCCACTGCAAAGCAGTAATTCTGGGCGCATAAGAGAACAAATGCAGTAAACATTACATCACTTCTTACCCTTCTTTTTCCAACTTATTCTGGCAGGCCCAGTTTTCTTTTTAGCAGCAGCTTTAGCCGAGGCAGACTTTGCTTTACTCGCTGGACGACACGCAGGATAAGGTCTGCCAGCATCTTTCTTGCCGCTGCGACCACATTTTTTACCCGTCTTAACATCGCGCCAATCTTCCTTAAACCACTTGGTCAAACCACCTTTGGGCTTCTTAGCCATTAGTACTTACCACCGCGCTTCTTATACTCACGCACCAGCCATCCATTCGCATAAGCAGAAGGGTAAACCTTAAACTTCTTCTTAGCCTCTGCCTTTACCCTCGCATACAGCGCTGGGTTCTTAGGCTTCGGGCTGGATGACTTTTTCTTAGCCGCAGGCATTACTTACGAGACTTCGCTTTGCACTTGCCAGCGCGCTTACATCCAGCAGGTGTCGGGCAACCCTTACACGGCTTAAAGCCCATTTTCTTGCCACCCATCTTTTTACTGCCATAAGCCATAATATATCCTCCGCTAAACAGTTACGCCAAACCTAACACATTATGCAATTCCACGCAAATTCCGTTTTATTTCGCCTCTCCAAGAGCTAAATGCACCAGATAACGCAGTTGCCGCGTCACTCGCCATAGTCAAACACAAAGCATCAGCAAGGTCAGGCGAGGCTAAACCACGTTTGCGCATCTCATCCTTGCTCTCAGCCTTCATTTTACCACTAGAGGTAAAGCTGTAGCGAATACTGGTCAACTCTGCGATGAGCTGATCGTTTTTCGGCAGCTTACATGAGCGATCTTCAAGCCAACCCTTGGTTTTAAACCAAAGCTCAGACCGCAAATTAAGATAAGTATCGCCCATACTCGGCGCTTCTGCCACATTCACGCCGCGCACAGGTAAGCCAATCTCACGCAGGCGGTCCACCACGCCTGAGCCAACGCCAATACTATCAACAAGTATCTCTTTGGGCCTACGTGAGGGCGGTAAGCCCTCATACTCAGCAACAACACGACCCACAGTTTGCATAAGGTCTAATCCCTGCCAAGCTCTAAGCTCAGTCACAACTGGACCCTGACGCTTACACAGCGCCGTCTTATCCGTACCAAAGCGTGCCACGTCCAAACCCCAGACACTCGACGTATCATCCTCAATCTGCACATCGCGGTGCGTGGCATTCTCCACAAGATGAAACGGGATAATCGTGTCATCATCCGCAAGCGGAAACTCACCCAGCACACGAATACGGAATGCATTGCTTTCCTCCCCATACCTAAGCCGCATTTCATCAACGAACTCATCGCTGACCAAGGGGCTATCCACGCATGACCAGCGGCGTGTCCACCAGCTATCCGCCATGCGCGTCTGACTTTCATAAAACGTACCGCTGGAGCGCGTAGGGTTGCTCAGCATAATAGTCGTTGCATTATGACCCGACATAGACCCAGCAGCAGCCTCAAACACCTGCTCAGGCACACCAGACGCCTCATCCACCACCAACATAACATGCTCAGAGTGAACACCAGCCAAAGCCTCAGGCGTTTCCGCACGTGACGTTCTGGCAGAAATAAACATCTCACTTGGCGCGCTCGTATGCTCAACACGGTCCGACTTGGTATTCAATATGCCCTGCAAGCCCTCTGGAAGCTCATTTATCCATCTTTTAAGCTCTGCAAAAAGAGCATCAAAAAGCTGACTAGACGTTGGCGCAGTTACAACAACTTTATTTGGGTAATGCATTAAAAAATACCATAGCATTGCCCACGAAGCTGCTGTAGACTTACCAGTACCATGACCAGACCGAATGCTTATCTTGCGTTCGCCAGACGCAATCGCATCCAGAAATTCCGCCTGATACGGCAATGGCTCTACGCCAAGAACTTCCTGCACAAATAAAGTAGGCTTCTTGCCGTACCGCTCAACGAACTGCAGCATCGTGTTCTGCGCATTCTCACTCATGGTCAATCACCTTCGTTTTACGCAGCGCATCTAAATGAAAATCACCAATATTAATGTTGATTTGCTGGTTGCCCTTATTGCCATACCTCTGCTGGTTCCAAGCAGCCGCAGCAAGATTATTTTGGCCCACCTGCTGCTTCAATATACCCAAATCAATCTGCGAAACATTTGCCTCACTCGCGTCCCGCGTACTCTCATCACTCAGCGCCTCAAAAACCTCACGCTGTCTGCGATCAGACATATCTTCAATCAACTCAAAGTTCTTATCAAAGTATGCATCAGCGGCATCCCTGCGCGCTTCATTTACTGCCGCAGTTAAATCTGGGTTTTTCAATATTAAAACCCTAAGCGCACCCTCTGACATATCCAAATCCTTCGCCAAGCTACGCAGAGATTTTGCCTCTAAAATCCACTCAAGCAAATAATCAGGGCCACCCCTGCGC